TTCTTCTTCTGTTAATCCTTGATATGCCATTTTAACTCCAACTCGTTAGGATTGATACAGTAATTTCTGATACTAGCAAGTCGCCACTAGCTGCGTTAACTATTGCTGGTGCAGAAACGCTAGATATATTCATCTGATAGGTTGCGGCAGCCAGTTTAGTTATTACTGCCAAAATGTAATCTTCCATACCAGCCAGGTTGCCTTGATTGTCTAATGCTGGTTTAGTAATGAGTATTCTAAAAGTTGCCAACGGATTAACACTTATTTCATCATTGTTAGATGGTGTTATGTAAGGATCACCTGGTGTAATTACTACTGCATTGGCTAATAGTGTTGCAGGTGGAAAACTAAATACTGACCACACGCCAGCATTGGCAAGTGTTGTCGCTAATGTGCTACGTAATGTGGTTATTGCGGCTGGCATTATCCCACCAGTGATGCTGGACTTGAATACGGCTGGATGAGACCACGCACTCGGTTAATCAGCTGATAACCCATCCGATAGGGGCTGGCACTGATCCCATCCATACCGACCCCACCAGTCTGGCTCACTTGTCTTGCTTGCCAGATGTCCACTGCAATTATCATTGCAGCTTCTCGTATTGCAGGGGTTGTCGCATAAGATTGGGTCTTGTGTTCTGGGCCTCTTGCGTTGCCATAAGGTACTACTTTATGAAAATTTTGATTAGCTGCTGTTTTTGCATATTGCACAAATGAATAACCATTAGGGTAATTGGCTTGGCCATATTGATACATAAATACTGGAATTAGATTAGTAGTGCCTGTGCTTGGCGGTATTGTGCCAGTGATCGTATAAGTGCCATTAAATGTTGAACCACAAGCGCTTACTACTATTTGTTGACCTGTTACAAATGCGTTTGGATTAGCCAGCATAAGTGTTGCCACGTTATCTTGTAATGCTGTGCCTACTACTGGGGCATCATTGTGCCATAAGTATTGTTGGATTAAATCTTCTGCCGATTGACAACATTCTTCCACAGTCGCATCAGAGTAGAGTGAACCAATACCAAGATTTGCCCTTAACTCGGCTGTCGTAACAAACGTTGCTGGCATCTCTACTCCTTATCTAAAAAAGCTCCCCCAGGGCTAGGGCTACTAAACCCCAGGGGATTATTAATGGGTTATTAATTAAGGTGTTGCTGCAAACTTGATGATTCCGTAAGGCATCTTGGCGATTGTTGCCATAAATCCGTAAATCGCTACCTGTACTTGTAGGTTTGATACTACGTTAACAGACATAAATGCCTGTGGTGAGCGATATACAGTAAATGCCTCTGGTGCAAGGATTACAGCTGAGTTATCATCAAATGCAGTTTGTGAGAAGTTCTTGTCTACATATAGATCAAGTCCTAATACATTTCCACGAATTGATGAAGGACGTACATCTCCACCTGCGTTCATTGGCTGAATAGCATTGTAAATTGGTCGACCTGTGTTATCAAGTGCGCCCATCAAAGCTTGCCATTGTGCTGGGTTGCCGATGTAGTTCTGTGCAAAGTAGCCAGTGTTCTTGTAAACAGCTGCTGCTGCTTGTGCTGTATAAGCAACGATTCCATCGCTATCTGCTGATACTGCTGATGCTGATGTTCCTGCGGCTTGTAATGCTGTTAATGCGGCAGTGTCAATAGATGTTAAATATGCATTTTGTAATTGCTGTGTTAGTTCTGCAAAGAAATTACCATTTCCAAATCCTCTTTCGAGAAGCTCTACAGATAGAGTATTCATACCTGAATACTTTTGCACTGTACCTGAAAGATAAGCAGTTTCCATGCCTGTATTTTGTACTGCGCCAGCCTCTGCTTCAACAGTTACTACTGGTGCTACACCTGTGCCGCCACCTGCTGAAGTTACAAGTGATGGTACTTGAATTGTCATACCTGATGCTGGCAGAACGCCTTGAGAACATGCATCTATTGTTGGTGTGCCAAAGCGTGTGTTTGTTACAAACTCAGTTAAATATTGAGTTGGGTTAAATGCTGGGTTAGTTGAGAATGAGTCATCTGCCGCAGCAATGTAGAGTTTAGATTCATCGCTACCTAGTGCAGCTTTGATCTTGTGCTCTGTGTACTTCGCCATTGAGTTAATTGGTGAACGTACTGAAGTTGTAATAAGTGGTGCTGTAATTGTAGGGCGTGCAGCTTCTACTGTAGGAGTAGCAGCCTCTGCCTTTGCTTCTTGTGGCGCTGTTGCTAAATCTTCCACAGGAGCCTCGCTTTCTTTAGTTTCGATTGGTGTCTCTGCTTCGTTTTCACTAGCAGCAACTTTAGTTACTTGCGCAGCTGTAAATGCTGGGCTTTCTACCAGGCTAACTTCTCTTAATGTTGCGCTGGTTACATATAAATACTCTTTTTTCTGTACGGACTTATTTACATCTACACCGACTGACAAACCATCGATTAATTGCTCGCCAGCAAGGATTAAAGCATCTTGACCTTGCATAGATGCGCTGATCTTAAATGATGCATAGATTCCGTCTTTTTCTTCGTTAAATTTTTGCATGCGACCTATTGGGCGCTCTGGTGCATGTTGCATAAGCATCTTGACTTTGCCAGGATCGCCTATATCTATTGAGCCTTTAGCGAATACGACCTTACCAACAGAAGTATTGCCTACCTCTTCGAAAGGTACGATCTTGCCAGCAATAACTCTGCGCTCTGTATCGGCAGCTTCTATGTGGCTACTGAATGTAAGTTTCATTATCTTCTTCTCTTCCGTTAGGTGTTAGGCTTTCCATTTCCTTTGCATCATCTACGTCAATTAGACCTAGATTTAACATTTTCTCTATTGCTTCTAGGCGCTTCATTGTGTCAGCTCTTAAGAATGATTCTTCTATAGCAAACTTAACTACGTGGCCTCTAGGAGTAATATCATCCATGCTTAAACGATCTTCAATAGCACAAATAAACGGCTGTAGTGAATAGGCTACAAACTCTTTGCGACCATCAATAATATTTTGGTAAGTCATGCTGTTATTCATATCTGCGCTTATGTAATATGCAGGTACGTTCATAGCACGTGCAATTTGTGTGGCTAAATATTGTTGCGCTTCGTTATACATCATGTCTTTAGGACTAAATCCTGTAGTTTCATAAGATAACGTAGATGTTAAATATGCTGTAGATCTATTTAGACGGCTTTGTTTCCATTGTGCTAATAATCCAGATACTTGTTGCTCTGGTAAATCTGCGCCAGTGTTTTTAATATATCCACTTGGCATTGGTGTTTGTGCGGATACAGCTGCGGCTTTCTCAATATCTAAAGCGCTTTGAATTGTACGTGCTGCGGTAGTTAATACACCTTGTGTTAGTCCTTGAAATGTGATAAGAGAGCCAATACCTGTCATTGGCGATCTAACACCATCTACATAATACTCTTCTACTTCTGTGCCAAATTTATTTGTTGTAAATGTAACTCTGTTATTTGCTACCCACTCAAAACGTGATGGTCTTAAATCATCTGCATATAATTCTGTTACACGCCAATATGCAACACCATAAAATAAAAGACTATCGACAGTCCATGAAATCGTGACGGATCGTGGTTGCCGATAGTCTGGCTGCTCTATCCAAAGAGGGTTCCCCAACTCCTCACCATTTGACTTTTTGTAAAGCTTCAATGGCAAGTAGGAAACTACACCAGCTATAAGATTTCTGCAACGTGACACCGCAGGTACTTGCATTGCAAAATTGCGATCTAATCCACCAGGGAAATTACCAACACCTGTAGTAAATGAACCATAGCCATAGGCTGTGTCCATAATGGCAGGGGCGTATTGCGCTTGTACGGATTCAGTTTTTTTATTTATACCCAAAGCAGACAATAGACCCATAGATATACTTTATACCATAAAACGGACTAATGGTGCAAGTTAGACAAAGATTTGTGCAGTTTTTTGTGGTTTTGTTAATTCTGATACGACCATAGCCAAAGATATAGCAGCTGTAACATCGCCAGCCGACTTACGCCTAATAATGCGCCAGCCAGCATCATTTGTTTTAGCAGCGCAGTTATTTAGGTGCTGTACTAAGTCAGCCTGTCCAGAATGGACTATGCGGTTATTGGCTAAGCCATCTGCTAGGTCTGAACATGCCTGGTAAAACGCCTGGCCGCTAACATCTTGCATACGCCATCCGCTTTGTTCTAATTTTGTGGCTATTGTTTGTGTGGCGTATTTGTCAAAACAGATTATATGTGGGTGATACTTTCTTGCCCACTCATTTATGTCACTTGCCATCTTAACTTCATCTATAGCAATATCACTATGCCAAAGCTGTGCAAGTCCTACAGCTACTTTGCCATCTTTTATCTGACCCATAACCAAAGCGCCAGATCTTCTAGTTGGTGCAATATCAAAGGCCATTATAGTCTGAGGACCGACAGGGATTTCTAGTGTGCTATCACTACATGCTTCAATAGATCCATATACCCAAGGACTTTGTGTGCTATCTACCCACTGGCATAACATTTCAGTACGTGTGGCTTCTATGCTGTTTGTATTTACTGCTTCTTCTAAAGTTTCTTCTGTTACTAAATACCCTAATGCTGGATTAGCCATAGCCCAGGCTTTGCGATCATTAATTTTACAATGCTGTGGCGCTGACCATTCATAATAGCCAAGTGTCTGCGGTGGGTAAGATAATGAGCGCTCTCTTAAATCGTTTAATACTGTACTAAATCCATCACCTGCGTTACTTGTCATTAATGTCATTGAGTTAGGCCTTGCACGTGTTACTGGTAATGCAGCTGTAAAGGCTTCTTCTGACCATTCACGTAATTCATCTAAATATAAGAAATCTGCGGTCTTACCACGTGGCGCATCTCTAGTAGCTGCGGCTATCTCATACCTAGCACCATTAAGTAAGCTAATAGATTCTTGACCATTAGCCAGGCGTATCTGTCTTACCTGATCTTTTAAGAATTGGTTATCTTCTATTGTGTATGCAACGTTTCTAAATGTATCTAATGCCATATTTCGATTAGATGACATGCCCAGGACATTTTTAGAACCCCATAAAAATAAATGTGCCAATATAAGCATTCTAGCCAGGTGAGTCTTTCCCGATTGTCGACTTACAAGAATGAGTCCTGTCTTCTTGACCCACATATCGTTTTCATCTATAGACAATAGATCATCTAACACCCAGCGCTGCCAAGGTATAAGCGGCATCCCAATTTTTTCAGCTAGATCCGCTACCTCTTGTGCTTTGCTTTTAACTTTTAGTAAAGGCGTGTGGATTCTAGGCTCGGTGCTGCCAATTAGCCCGACCCCTCGTTTGATCTGGCTTGATTCAGTATTAGTTTGCATCAAAGTCCAGCGTATCTGGTTTATTAAAAGGTGAATCTGGCACTGTGCTGGTGGTCTCAGGGAGAGAAGGTTTCAGAAAGACAGGGG